GGCGCTGCTGTGCCGCGAACTCTTCAGCCTCCAACCGCTGACGCTCCGCTTCCTGGCGTCGCTCTTCCGCCTTACGCGATTCGCTCAGCAGAAAGAACTCGAAGCTGGCGTCGTCCATCGCTTCGACCGCAGCCACATCAGTGACAGCGACACCAGCCTGGCCCAGGCGATTCAGCCTCGCTGTCAACACTGCCCGCTTCTCGGCTTCCTTGGCTTCGCGTTCCTTGCGTTTCGCCTCTTCGTAGTTGTCCTCCTCGGCGGAGAGTTTTGACTCGATGGGCTCAACCAACGCCGTCAGCCGCTTGGCCTCGGCGTTCACCGTCCGCTGATACGTCAACGCTCCTTCGTTCAGATCCTTGCGACGCTTCTCGATGTCAATCCGCAGACGCTTCAGTTGCTTCCGCGCCTCGCTGACTTTGCCGATGCCGTCCTTGGCGACGGTGAACTCACCATATTCCTGGACACTGGCGATGGCTGCTTCCGGTTCTCGGAAGTGTGCCAGTGCTGTTTCGATCATGCTCATGGTTTCAAGTCCTCTGTCATTTCGATGAAATACTCAACAGCATCACGCTCAATGCTGTTCCACTGCCAGACGTAGTTGCCCCAGTGCTTCCGCTCCATGTCTCCGCTAAGCGTGTCATAGAACGACAACTGGCTTTCCTCACTGGCCGTCAGTGCCACGCCCAACGCCGTCTTCAGCCGCATGTCAAAGTAAGCCTGAAGGTTCGCCAACTCTGTGGATTTGTGAGCCCTCGGCACCTCGCCGGTCAGGATCTCGTGAGCGTCGTGGAACAATGCCCAAAGTTGCGCCGCCGGGCTGAAATGCCTGCACATCCACGCAACCTCCAGCGAGTGATTGAGAACATTCGCCGTCGGATGCTGACCACCAAAACGCCAGAGACGCCCGAGGCTCTCGGCAATGTGACGCGGGTTATGAACCGCGGCTTCGCAGAGTTCTTCAATCGTTTGAAGGAACATAGGCCCTCCAGGGACAAAAAAACGCCCGGCCACGACCGGGCGAAAAACACCACAGGGACGCACTATGCAAAAGGATTCGTCGGCTTCTTCGGCGTGTCTTCGAAAGCCTGCTCAACCAGGTTCTTTGCCGGAGCTGCTGCCGATGCCGTCTGACGAACGAAAACTTTGTAGGACGCGACTTCGTTCCGATCGTTGCCGTTCTGATCCTTGCCGACCTTCAGCTTGATCATGACAGCCTTGCCGATCAGTTCTTGGGAGGACTTCGGGTTCTCAACGCCTGCTGCAATGCACAACGCCTTCAGTTGGCCGAGCCCGATCCGCTGCGCGGCTTCGCTCTTGTTCTTGATGTTCAGGCCATCGAACACCGTGCGGTTCTGATGCTTGCCGCTCGCAATCTGGAGCTTCACATTCAACCGCTTCCCGCTGCCATCCTTCGTCGGCTTCTCTTCCATCTCCATGATGACGGCGTGATACTCGCCAGCCGGGAGACACTTGAAGTCGTTGGCCTTAGCTTCTGCCAGACCGTATCCACTGAAATCGACCATAACTCTCACTTACCCTTTCTGTGCGTTCAGAACGTCACTCGGAATGAAGTACTTTGCGTACTCACCAAAACTAAACTCCTCGATCTCTTCCGGCATGTTGAGCCTGTTCTTTGCTCGAATGCCTGCGGTCGGTGTGGTCCGAACAAAACGCTGCTGGCCACCGACGGCGATATTTCGTGTGCGATTGAATCCAACATCTTCCTTGTTGTTGTAAGTGCGGAACGATCCGAAAAAGATCTCCTGCACCCAATCACAAAACAGGTCTCTGGCGAACTCCTGAATTGATGGCTCCCAGCGGTCATAGGTCGGAGCATCTGGAGGCGTCTGCTTCACGCCTTCACTGTGGCAGAGCAGAATGACGCCGATATTTCGCACACTGTGCAGCCAGTCCAGAGCCGCGTGAAACTTCTGCCAATAGGCTTCGCAAGCCTTGGTCCCCTTACCGTAGGAAAACGCATCATCGGCGAGCGACTCTTTGCCCTTCGACTGGCAGACCTTCCGTTCAATACACCTTTGCACCGCATCCAGCGTGTCGATGGCAATCCACTTATACGGAAACTTCCCGGAGGCTGCTGCTGTGTCGACATAGCCATCAGCACCGAACCAATCCATCGTGTCTTCCCAAGTGCGAAGAACAGGCGTCTTGTCCATGTCGACGTCGCGATCATCCTCATAGTTGCCCAACAGGCAACCGCCAAACGCCTGGCTGGCAAACGTCGTCTTCCCAACGAAGTTCGTTCCGTGAAACAGCACCCGCCTCCAGCCTTGCTGACGGCCTTTAATGATCTGCATACTTCAATCCTCAAATGAAAAGAAACACTGACCAACTCGTTCCGATTTTTCCCTGCGTTCGCGAGCCGCTCGCGCGCGGTTCGCGATAGCCATTCGGGCTCTTGTTTCCGGCGACTTAGGAACGCCTCTTCTTGCATTCGACATGCGTTCGCGTGAGGCATCGCTGTGAACTCGACCGCTATTCTTCTTTGAAATCTTTTGTTTCGTTTCCTCTGACAGCCTGCGGCGTCGGTTTGATTCAGCAATCTTCCGCTTCGACTCTTCGCTGTGCTTGTAGTTCAGCATTCTTGCCCGGTGCTTTTGGCGAGTCGCTTCTGGCATAGTTTTCCCAATTCGCTGTGCTGAAAGCTTCTTCCTAACCTCATCTGAAAACTTCACTCCAAACGTACTGCCAGCAGTTGGCGACAGGTTCATGCACAACGGGTCATCGAAATTATCATCAAGAACATTCTGTTCCTCTGAAACGCACTCTTCAGGCTTGCAGTGCAGCAAAATCGTGAAGCAAAAATTGTCCTCTCCGTACTTATTGAACGCCGCTTGCATGAATCGATTCGCGTGCTTCTTCTTTCGCAAGGCTGTCAAGTGTGCGTCTCTGCGGATGTTGAATCCTTTGGAAGTGCTTCCGATATAGAACCTTGCACCAATCGTGATCATGTAGACGCCGGTTTTCATTTCTTCCTGCTCCTTTTGCGCCGCGTCTTTTCCCCAATCTCCTGAATCTCAATACCAAAAACAGCCAACATCAACTTACGCTTCAACTTGTATTCTGGGGTCCTCATTCCTTTGACGTCCTCAACGACTTCCTTGCCGTCCATCACGTAGACAAAGTCCGCGATATATCGGCAGATTTTCAGGCCGTTGACGCTGAGTTCATAAGGCACTTGGAGGCGAAGTTGCGTTACCACCCCAGCCGCCTGAAGCACCTTGAGCACACTGTAGCGCGTCGCTTCGGCCTTGCTGTCAAACTTAATGCCGTCTACGACGGTCTTCTTATTGCCGAACTTAGTGCGACGGCCAAACATGCTGACGCCTTATAAGAATCGCCCCGTCGGTTGACTCACCCGCAGAGTCACATCGATCCGAACCGACGGGGCTTAGTGTTAGATCTCGTAGGTTGTCTCGCCGACGCGATGGACTTCCGTTCCCTGCGGTTGCTTCGTTCGATCATGTATCTCGACGCTGCCATCGCTATAAATCACCAGCCACTTCGGCACCGTGACTGTGCGTTTCGGCTTTGGCAAGTCTTTGCGACGGCAGCGGAGTTCAAGTTTTTCTTTACCGTCAAACTGACCGTGCATCATGTTGTAAGACGTATTTCCGATATAGACTTTACGCCAGTCGATATAAACCTTGCCGTCCCTGTGCAGCCATCGTTCTTCGTCTACGATCCGTCTCGCCGTCACCCGATCCTGAACAACCCACTCCTCCGGATCTTCGGCTGGCTGTTGTGGCTTGTTCAACAGTGCGAGGGCTTCGGCTTCTGAAATGCGATCCCACGCGCTAGAATAGAATACTGTGCTCCACGGGTGTTCTGTTCCGTCGCGGCTAACAGAGACGGTTTTGTCTGCGGAGTCCCTGCGAATGTATGTTCCGTTAAGGCCCTTGTAATACTGCGGAAACGTCTCCGGCTCCCAATCCCAGCCTGTGCAGTCGGGGAGGTGGATGAGATAGCTCTGTCGCCGCTCGTCCAACACTTCGAAATTGCCGTTGTCGTGCTCCATGTATGCTTTGCCGTTCGTCTTAAGGCCAATGCACCATACACGCTTTCCGTCCAACTCATACCACTGCCCGGCAACTGGCTTACTCACTGTCGCTCTCCTTCTGTGCTTTCTCCGCCTGCTTCAACACCCAGATTTCTTCACGATCCACCGCAATATGCGCAGGTGCCTCAATGCCGATTCGCACCTTATCACCGCGAATCTCAACGATCGTGATCACGATGTTCTCATTGATCACGACGCGTTCACTCTTCTTCCGTGAAAACACCAACATCTAAACCTCCTTGAGTTTGTAAGAACCTCACCGCCAGTAATTAGCGTCGGGGATCAGCCGACTGGCCTTGTCCGTGCCAAGTGAGGGGTCTTCTTTAGACCAAAGCAAATGAAGCCGATCAGTGCAGGCCACCCGTTGCAGATGTCCGAAGACGCAACGGCTTACACTCCGTCGGCAGGCGGTCCGGTTTAGCGCGTTTTGAATACAGCCTTGCGAAACCGGCAAAAGGCTTTTCCCTACGGTCCCCAATACTCCGGATACTCACGCTCGTCTGCTGGTGGCGTACATGCCGCCCAGATTGCGAGCACAACAGAAAATGCGATCAGTGTGATTGCTTCGCCGGGCGTCATGTGCTGGCCTCCAATGAAATAGGCGACCCTTTCCCAGCCGAATTCTTGGCTCCAACCACGGATCGCTTTTGCTGGGCAGGTTGGCCTGCTGATCCAGCTTCCCTCCTCGTCTCCGAATACCACGCCAACTGTTCCCCAATCTGCTTGCCAGCCATCGGCAGCAGCACGTTGATTCCCAGAGCCTGCAACATCTCAGCAACTGGATGGCAGTAGTCCGCACCTGCATGGAACTCGATCGTCAGATCGCTGGCCTTGATCGGTCCGTCTGCCTGCTTCAGGTTGAATGGCTCCCAGAGTTGCTCCACCAGTTGATGGCAGACCGAACTGTGCCACGCGAGCCGCTCGGCTTCGTTCATGTCCGCGAAGGTCTGGTCGTAAGGTCGGTTAAGCGTCGCTGGCCACCAGATGCCGTACTTCGCAGACAGCACTGCCCACGGCAGACCACGCTCTTCAGCGTACAGCCGACGGAACTTGAACAACTGGCTTGCGTACAACTCCGCCGGAGTGCAGCGAGCAGTCTGGTTGGGCTTGCTGTCCTCTCCGAAAAGGTCTTTGTTCTTCGTCTTCACGCAGCCGATCAGGATCAGGTGATGCTTCACGCTCATGCGGCACCTCCTGCGTCTTCAATCACATTCCCAAGATACTCCAGCAGCGTTTGGCCTGGCGAAATCCAGTGAAGCTCGCCAGTCGCCTTGTGGCTTTCCATCAGCACTCGGTGAGCTTCCTTGAGGGCAGCAAGTCGCGGACACTGCTGTTGCTTCTTCAACTCCTCCAGCAATGCGTCGGCCTGATGTAATGCCAGGTCAGCAATTGAGGCTGCTGTGTGATGTACCATTGATGGGTTTGCACAAAAGCCTTGCATTGCGGCTTTGGCGAGGTCGTAGCGGTGATGCGGGGTCATTGGGCGGCTCCTTGTGGTGTTATGAGCGTCCAAACGTCCGGCCTTACATGCGAAGGAAACGAAAGTTTGACTGCGTTGTATTCATGAATGCGTTCATGACAGACGTTGCACAGCGTTACCAAATCCTCGATCGATTCATTGAACAGGTCATACTTCCAGTGATGCACCTGCAACTCAGACGTGCTGCGACAATGGCAACACTTCCAGTCATCAAAGATTAGCCTGTCTCGTCGCTTCTGTGTCCAGTGCTCAGAAAGGTAATACGCAGCCTTCCATTCGTCAGTGACTTCCACCATAGCGACATAATCAACCAGTTCGTGCATACTAGTTCCGTCGTCTTGCTTCACGACATTGATGACATAACCACGTTCGCGAAGATTCTTGATGCACGCTGAAAATCGGTGAGTCACATCGAGCAGCTTTGTAGAGCACACTTTGCCTATCAGCAGCATGTCAAGTATTCGATCTGCGTTGCTCTTAGCGCGTCGTTTTTCTTCGTCAGTAAACACCATTGTTTTCTGCGTCATGACAGACACCTCCCGTGCTTGCTGAACTCCTTGATGAATGCCTTTGTGTTTTCCCCGAAATAGACAAATGCCTGACCTTGCAGCGGCGTGTTTGCTGGCGCACCGTCCGCGTCAAGAAATCGAATACGGCCAGCCTTGAAACAAACTGCGGAAGCCTCAGACAGCAATGACTGAAACCAAGCTGTTTCAGTGGCGTTGTTGACTAGGACGATCGCCTGGCTGACGTTTCCGGCCTGCCATTCTTCAAGAGTCTTCCGGCAGAAATCAGCAATGAATGGCTGACCATAGGGAGGATTCAACCAAACGTTTCCGCTCCATGATTTCTGCAAGCCATCCTGCTCTGCCGTGATGAACTTCGCGGCCTTGACTTGCTTGTTTGCGACCTTGCAGGATGCTGGGTCAAGGTCAATTGATCCCATGACAACACGCGCCGACTCGCAATACTCCGCAGGCGTGTACCATTCGTTGTTGCCGGAGTTGTTTGAAACATGCGGAGTCTTCAACTTCTCGACAGCAGCTTGTCGCTGTGCTGTAGTTGGCTTTTCAGGCAATGCCTTTGCTGCGGCAACGACGTCTTTCTTTGGCGCGTCAATTTCACGCTTCGCGATGCTTGGAGCGATGCCGAGCTTGTCAACCGCTTCGGCGTATTCACCATCACGGCGAACTGTCTTTTCGTTGACTCCGAGTTGCTTTGCGACTGCCTCCGATGCTCGGTCAATCAAAGGGACATTATGCCCCTTTGATTTTCTATCTCCTCCCTTTGATGACTTGACGCGGTTGTAAATTCGCCCGCGAAGCAAGCTGGCCTGCTCTGGAGTCAGGTTGCGTCTGCCGAGTTGATTCTTGTCGACCCAATCAAACGCCTGCTCACGAGTCGCGAAAGACAACTCGACGATCGCGTAGTCGATTCCGTTCGCCTCGCAAATCCGCTTTCGGTTGTGACCGTCTAGCAGAATGCCCTCTTCTTTCCATACAACCAACGGATCAATGCACCCGTGGCTAATGATGTTCTGCTCAAGCTGGCAGAACTCAAGAGGTTCCAGCGGCGGGATCATCGACTCAAACTCTGAGTCCACGATGATGCGCGCAGTTTCCACGCAAGCCTCCTGCCAGACAGCATCCGTCTGGCACTCCGTTGCGTCACCGTCGTCACGCTGTGACGAGTTGCCTGAAGCTCAGGCTGCGATGACAAGTCTCAAAAACAAAACCCGATGGCCGAGTTATCAGGCTCAACCAACGGGAAGCATGTTCTACCGCGTGCGGTAATTTGTCAACATCAGGCAGACAATTTTTTTCTACGATCTGGAAGATTTCGAATCCGCTCGATGTCTTCCGCCGTCAAAACGCGGTCCCTGCCTAGTAGAACGCCGATTTCGTGCTCTCGACAAATTTGTCGAACGCGACCGTCAGTAAGCTCAAGTTGCTCTGCGGCCTGCTGAACTGAAAACAGTTGTTGTGTTGCCATGATCATGCTCCGTAAAATACCTCACGCGGTAATCACTGTCCATGAAAAAAGAGTCCGAAGACTCTGATAAACCGCCGAGACTTGTGATTCAGGCGGCGACGTGCCTCGCAACAACGTCAGTCTTCAAACTCTCTTTTCATTGCGCAAGACAGGACTTGAACCTGCATGGGATTTAACTCCCACTAGCTCCTGAAAATAGGGCGCAAGACTGAAGTTTTACGAGGCTTTTGCCGACCTGATGCCCTTAGGAGCACCTAGCAGACGGACTTGCGTAGTCGGAGCAGGACTATGCGAATCAGTGATTCTGCCAAGACGTACTGTGAGCAACGGGGAGTAGCCCGCACGGTAGTGTTTTCGGCTAATCGGTTTTGTCGATATGTGGGAGATATCACATTCTCTGAAATCAGCGCGGAAAAGATTGCAGATTTTATCACTAGAGCTCGTTGTGACGGATTGAGCGAATGGACAATCAAAGGAACATTGAAAGACTTGAAGACTGTTGCTGGATTCGCTGGAGCAAATCTGGTTGTTCCATCCGTCAAAACGCCACGACCAACGCCACGTCCAACACCGTTGAGCTCAATTGACAAGATCTGGCCTCACATAGGCATCTGGTGTCAGCAATGGTTGGCAATCGCATTTTGGACTGCGTTGCGACTGGATGACTCGATAGAGCTCCAACTCAAGGGGATATCTGGCGAATCAATCCGCTGGACTGCATCAA